CCATCATTGTAAAGTGACTGAGATCATCTTGTTTTTGCAGATCATACAATGGACTCTGAAAATCAAATCGCAATAGATGTGGGTTAATACCACTAATGCTTCTATCTTGTGCGAGTAAACGTCTTTTTGCTAATATCTTGGCGCTGATAGTAAAGACTTGTTTAGGTAATTCATTAATTAAACGCGAAATATCTGTCGCACTGGTACGTTGAGCTCTGTTTTCTCGGATGGACACTTCAGTGGCTGATTTAACCGGCGTATTCACTTCACCAATCGGATCCACTTGGAAACCATCGCGTACAATCTGTCTTAAATCACGAATATGCTCTAATACTTCCGGATATTCCGGCATCTGTAAGGCTTCTAATGGGTTTCGACCATTAGGATTGCGTGCAATCATAGCACCCGACCATTTTCTAAACAGATGCGGATTAAAGTATTTATCAGCATCGTAAAATAACGGGGGATTGGCTTTAAAGGCTAAGTTTTTACGGCTATATTCAATGATTCGATTGAGATCACGTATCGTTGGCAACAAATCAATGCCTATGCCTCGTCCTTCACACTCACCAGGCCTTACTCTATCTCGATAAATAATGATTTGATTATAATCACGCTCAGCTTCCCACAAAGGAATTAAGGGATCATCTTCTAAGATGGCATAGAGATAAAACTTATTTTCTTTTAATTTAACTTGACCATAAATCACGGTAAATAATTCATTTGGCTGATCGAGTAAATTATTTTTGTTTTTATACTGAGGGAAATCTTCCACTATCTTGCGTCCACTCAGTCGACATTGGTACCAGCAGGTATTTAAAACATCGTCGGTACTGTATTCAATCGTCAACGCAATGGCAGGAATAGAGCGAAAATAAAGTGGAGTATGATCATCAATTGATTCTATCCAAAGTGCGGCTGTACCACCTACTAAATCTAAATTACTGGAAGCGACCATGCGCGCTAGATTCGATTGATTTAAATAAAAGAATAGCCTGTCATTCACTTCATCTAATAACGGTTGTTGTTCACTGATTTGATTCTGTTTAATAAGATGCGGATCTAAGCTTAATTTACCCCAAACACGATCTTGAGGCAGTAACAGGCCATGTAGATCATTCGCGCGCTGATATGCGCTTAAAAGCGCCGTATTGTCCCACATTTGCAAACCGGTCGGTTTACCTTCATCTCGATAATTAAATTTAATGTTAAAAGCATCTCTATCAGGAATCACATAGGTATACAGATCTTTGTATAAAGAGAACCAACGTTCTTTGTAGCGTTTACTTTCTTCGTAACGGGCATAAAGGGAAGCCAAGTTCATTGGATGATTTGTGCCGGAGGATTAGGGTTATTGGGATTATTAAAAGATTGTGCGCCTTGGCCTTGAATAATGGCCATACGCTGCTGTTGAATAGCTTGTCTCTTTTGTTCTATTTCTTCCTTTTGCTGGCGTATTTGCTCTTCCATCAAACGATTGGCTTCATCGTTACCACCACCACCCCCACTCATGGTCTTCTCCAACAGCTTAAGAGTTCATAATTACGTTTATCTTTAAATTTCATTAATTTTTTAAATAAAAACTTAGGATTAAACGTCCAACCGATATCAATGCCACTAAAATAACGACAGACTTCATTGCAGGTGTACCATTTAATCGGCCATTCTTTAACTTTTTTCTTTTCTTTCACGAAGACCGCAATAAATGCGCTCAGCGAGGGTAATTTCTTAATCGCATTTAAATTTTTATTCACATCACTATTCTTTAAGATTCGATAAATAAATCCCGTAGGCGCAATCTCGAATAAAATACAACGATTACCTTCATAACAGAGTAATGCACTATGGACTAACTCCTTACTAAAGCTAAATCGGCTATATTTACCAATGCCTTGGTTATAAAATAAAAATACCGCAATCAAATTATTTTTTTTTTAAGTTTACTGAATGTTTCTTCTAAACGTATACGCTTGACTAATAAGTTATTTTTAACCGGTATATCTTTTAATATGGTCTTTTTTTTATTTTTCATAGCTTTTAATTAATTGTTTGATTTCTTCTATTTGCAACTTCAATTCTGCTAATTCTTCTGCGGCTAAAGAAAACTCCATCGGAAAGCGTCGTTCTAATAACCAAGCGCGCGATTGCCAAGCTTTCTCACCTTTTTTAATATCTTTGAGTAATTCTTTAACTGATTGACACTGGCTCTTTTTTATAGCGTCGGAAAACTGAGCGAATTCGGTTTTATTTTTTCCTGCTTGAATATCTGCTAAACCCTGATTAATCCAGTCATATAAGGTTGAACGATCGATTTGGTTGGCTTTAGCAGCTATTGTGTAAGGAACTAACTGAGCAATATCTTCAATAATATTTTTTGCTAAGGTTGAATTAAATTTACTGGGCCGTCCCATGATTATCTTCCCTTATCGACAAAGATTGGCTTTGCATCACTTACATAGCGTTGCTGTACTAAGCGGTGTGCGGTATTGGCATGCTGAATGGCTAATTTTCTGTGAACAGAGATTGAATCATTAGATTCAATCATAGATAGATCATCTAAAGAATTTTTATTCGATTTATTCATATCATTTTTTTAAAGTAGACAAGAACAGTATGGAAGATCACTTTAAAAAACGATAGTTACTAGATATAGCCGCTTTTTATAAAGATGATTGAGTCTCTTTACAAGGGGAGGCAAACCAATGTGATGCGCTGTCGTCATACAAAACGGTTTCATAGGTGGTATAACGTGTTTTGCATTTTGGGCAATACTGTCTTCTCCGATGCATTTTACCTTCGTACATTCCCCGTGAATTGATGACATATGTTTTAAAATAACCGCAGCAAGGATTAATACATTTCATCTAATAGCCCTCGTTGTTTTCAGAAATTTAGCGAGCCTGCTATTTTTCTTTTTTAATAATTGCTTTTCTTTATAATTTTCTCGCAATTGCATTGGGTAGCCTATTACTCGATGTAGTATTTGGTTAATGAACATATTAGTTTCTCCTTTATTCCTTAATTCAATATCAAATCATGACTAACGACGCACCACTGGCAACAAGGGACTTCATCAAGTGAACAGCTTGGCCAGGTTTTTATTTCCCCACAGTTTTGGCAATTAACCGTTTTAGTGTAAATAATAGAAGGTATTTCAGGATCTAAACCTTTTAGCATCAGATAGGTATCCACCATGGCCTTTAGCCTATTTGGATTATCCTTAACTTCATCCCAATCATCAGCGGCTAGGATTTGTAGTTGTTCAATTTTTAAACCAAAATAAGGCTGACCAGGGCGCAACTTTTGAGTCGGTTTTTTGGGGGTAAAAGTTGCATTATTTATCCACAGCTTTGCAGAGGAAGTGTCAAATGAATTTCGCTCTAAAGCCTTGAGGGCTAAGGCTTTAATGGTTATCGGTTGCATTTTTTGTTGCATGCTATTCTCCGAATTGGGTGTAAAGTTGCGAGTTGCATTCCTTAGGAGGTGCAACCCGCAATTTTTGGCTGTTCTGATAGGGTTAGCCATGAACGAGACATCCTTCTTCCTTTGCTTTTTTAAAATAACGACAAGCTTTTGATTTGCTAATACCCAGCTCAAGGACAATTTCATGTTGCCTAAATCCTTGCTTAGCGAGCTCAACCACTCTCTCGAAAGTTGATTTTTCTAATGTTTTTAGTTCCCAAATTTGCCGACTGTTTTCTGTGTGTAATTTAACTAATAGAGGTTGTGCCGAATCACCACAAAATGAGCGTGCTTTTTCAAAATGAATCTCAAAACAAGCCCCATCACTCGGATCATAATCACTAGGATGTTTTAAAACGATGACGGTATCTAAAACATCTTCCCGTTTACTGGTGCCTCGGGCATTACCATTTTTTGCCGCATGATGAACAAATAAGACAGAGCGGCCTTCTGACCGCATGCGTAAAGCCCAGGCTTGCACTAATAACCAACCTTCGGCCTCATTCTCTTTACCACTGCGACAAAGCGTTGAAATGTTATCCACCACTATGAGTTCAATGTCTTTTAGAAAAGGTTCCAGTGCTTGTTGTCCCTCTAGAGTGGATAAATCAGGCATGCCACGATTTTGAATGTCTGGTGTGAGGATAGTAAAAGAAGCTTCTGCTTCTTTGCTATGAGACATTACGATAGAAGCTAATCGTTCTTGCATAGTAGCCGCTGGCATCTCCCCATCTAGATACAAAACATGACGAGGCTTACTGGCTTGCCAATCTAAAAAGGAGCCACCGCTAGCGACTGCATAAGCAATGTTTAAGGCCACGTGGGTTTTACCAACACCTCGTTTCGCATAAAGCATCGCTAATCCTTGTTTCGGTAACCAAGGCGCTAAAATCAGTTCACGCTGTGCAATGTTAAGCGCTAAAAAATCAATCAGGCTAATTAATTGTAATTTACTTTCGTGAGAAAAATTTTCTCCCAGTTGATTGATTTTGTTTTCTAGCCAAACTAATGTCTCTTTTGTGTTTTGATTAGTCGCATAGTAATTTAATAGCTGACTTATTTCGATTAATTGACGACGTTGAGAATGCTCTTTAATAATAGCGATATAAGAAGCTATATTAGAAGTACCCGGCGTATTTTTGATTAAGTCGAGTACATAGATTTCAGCATTAATTTCTTTGAGTTCATGGATTCCTTTTGCTTCTTCACTTAAAGTCAATGCATCAACATTTTCTCCTTTTTTTATTTTTTTTGAAATAAGATCAAATAAAATTTGATGTTCGGATTGATAGAAGTCTTTTGATAGTAAATGATCCGTAATGCGAGACCAAGTCACATTATCAAGTAGTAAACCACCTAATACAGCTTGTTCTGCGTGTAAGGAATAAGAAGTACAATCACTCATCTCTTTTTCTCCTTGTTATAGTTAAAGGGAGTTAGATAACCGGGTATATTCGCTTGCAATAGAAGCCGCGCGAAATAGAGGCATCTCTTTATTTCTGACTTGCTCAATTAATTCGTCGCTTTCGTGTAGAATTATTTTTTTAAGTTGTCGATATTGAGTTCTTGTTAAAC